TATCGTGCAATCATTGAGCCAATCTGCTATGCAGTAGGCAAACTAAAGGGATAATTATGCAACCAATGTTAATAGGTGCAGGCATTGGAGCTTTAAGCTCAGCTGCTATGGGTAAAAACCCATTCACAGGTGCATTACTTGGTGGTGCTACTGGTGGTGCTTTTGGTGGATCTGAAAGTTTGCTTGGTGGTAAATTTGCTGAGGCATTAGGTCAAGGTGCAGTAGGTGGTGTTTCTAATGGTATTAATTTAGCTCAGGCAGGCACAGGAGCATTTGGTGGAGGTGCAGGTATTAACATTGCACCATTTGTCAAAGAGGCTGGTACAGGATTTGCATCTAATGCATTACCTGCTGCAACTACAACTACTGGTGCATATGCTGGTGGCATTAATTTAAGTCCAGATCAAATAACTGGCACACTTGGTGACACAAGTAGAATGTTTATGAATACACCATTATCAATGGGTGAAAAAATATCTAAGGCTGGATCAGATGCATACTCATGGGCTAAAAGTAATCCAATGGATTCTTTAAGTTTAAGCATGAAAGGTATTGATTTAGCTAATCAACCACCTCCACCTGTAGACACATCTGGACAAAGACCTGTAAAACAAGGTTCATATGAAGCTGGTGCTAATATTCAAATGCCTACACCTGCAGCAACTGGTGTATCACCACAAATACTTCCAGCTAAACCTAATAAGACAGGACAAATTGCACTTGATTCAGTAGTGCAAAAACATCCAGAACTTATTCAATTATATCCATCATTATTTGGGGGTCGTTAATATGGATTTGTTAAATAATTTGCCTAATGTGTTCATGACACAGAAACCAGAATACTTACAAGGTTTATTAGGAAAAGATAAATATGATCAATTACAAAATCAATCAAATATATCTGGCCTATTAAATTCACTTGTAACTTATGCAGCTTTACCTAAAAATCAAGGATATGGTTCTGCTATACCTTACCTAGCTAAATCATATGTTGCTGGATCTACTGGTGCACAAAATGTTTATGATACAAAAGCTAAAAATGTACTTGATGCTCTTACTGTTGCTAAGACTACTAAACAAATTGAAATGGAAGGAATGACTGAGTTAGATAAACTTATCTATAATAGAGGAAAACTTGCTGAGTTAGATCCTCAAAGTCCATACCTTAAAGCATACGATGATAAAATTAGTAAAGAGTCTGGTGGTTTTGGTGGATTTGGTACTTCATTAGAAGGATCATCACTTAACCTATTAGCTCGTGGATCACAAAATAATTTAGAATCTGAAAAGATTAGATCAACTCCACAATATGCATTAGCATGGCGAGATGCTACACAAGCTAAAACTGTATTGCAAGATCGTATTAATCCAACAACTGGCCAAGTAACACAAGTTCCTGTTAAGATTCAACCAGCTCCATTGCCAGAAGGCATTCTTCCTCCAATTGGATATGGGTATGAAAAAACTAAATCTGCTGGTGGTGCTAATGTTGCTACAACTGCTGAGAATGCTCCAAGCAATCTTAAAGCAGCTCCAACTGCATTAACAGAAGGACAAGCTACTAAATATAAAGAAAAAATTGATGCAGGAAATCTTCTTAACTCAACACTTGATGCACTTAAAGCAGATATTCAAAAAAATGGTATGCAGCTTATGGGTCTTGGTGAAAGAGGTGCTTATCAAGCATCATTATATGAAGATGCATTAACACAAATTCGTATTAATGCTGAGCTTGGTGTTCTTAACGTTCAAGACTTACCACGAATTATGAAGTCATTACCAAGTCCAACTGAGTTTGCAACATACATTAAAGGTGGCGGTAGTCCAGATGCTATCATGGGTGCATTAGAACAACTTAAAGATCAAAATACAAGAAAAATTAATTACTTTAGTCAACGACTAAATCCAGAAGCAGCTGCTAAACCATCTGGTGCTGGTGGTGGATTACTACTTGATCTTGATGCTATATCAAAAGAACTTAAACGAAGAAAAGGTGGGTAATAATGGACTTTTCAAAGTTTTCTACTAAAGACTTAGAATATCTTAAGGCACAAAGTTTAGATAAAGTTTCTACAGATGGACTTAGTGAATTACAAAGACAATTATCTGGTGTACCAGCTAACGTTACTGATAAAAGTGTTCCATATGATCTTTTAATTCCTCCAGAACAAAGAGTTAAGCCAACTGAACCTGCTATTCAAAAACCACAAACAACACTTGATAGAATTCCTATTCTAAGAGAAGCTGTAGGTGCATTTGATGCTGCAGTAGGTGCAGTAAGTCCAATTGTAACTGCTCCAGTAGGTGCTTATTATGGGTTAGCTAGGCAAGGTATTGGTGGCATTACAGGTAATCAATATGCTCCAGATGCTGAACAAGCTATGTTAAAGGGAATGGATACAACTGCATATAGGCCATCAACTGAAATTGGTCAAAAGGCAATGGAAGGTTTAGGTAATGTTTTAGAAGCATCTAAACTTGCTCCTACTCCAATGATGGGAGTTGTTCCACAACAAATACCTGCTAAAACATTATTTGGTGCTAATCCAAAATCATTAGAATTTTCTGCTACACCAATTAAATTACCATTTACTAAAGCTCCATTATATGTTCCTACAGTTGCATCTAAATTATTTAAAGAATCAAAAGTAAACTTAGGTGCTATACCAGAACAAGAGTTTTTTCAGCAACAAGCTACTAATCTTTTTAATCAAGCACAAAGTGAAGGCATTACATTAAAGAAAAATGTATTCCAAGCTAACATGAAAAACTTGCCATCAAGATTAAGACAAGAAGGATATACTCCTAGCGGTAACTTCCCAGACGTTAATGCTGCTATCAAAGAGCTTACATCTGGAAAACAACCTGTAGACTTTACTGAAATTCAATCATTACGCACTATGATTAAGAATGGTCAAGCATCTATTAATGCTAATGAAAGACGTATTGCTACAAGGTTATTAGATGAGTTTGATGATTACATGGCCAATATGCCTGTAAGAGATATTAAGATTGGTAACAAAGAAGCACTTAAGACATGGCAAGAAGCTCGTGATAGTTATGCTAAATTTAAGAAGTCTGAAATATTTACAGATATGCTGCAAGAAGCTGAACTTGATAAGTCTAAATTTGTTCAATCTGGAGCAGAAAATTCATTAGCCAAACAAATGAGGCAATTAGCTAAGAATGAAAAGCGTATGCGTTTATTCTCTAAGGGTGAACAAGATGCAATAATTGAAGCAGCTAAGGGTAGTGACTTACAACAAACACTTAAATTTGTAGGTAGATTTGCTCCAACGTCTACAGTATCAGCATTACCAACACTAGCTCTTGGTGCAGGTGATACAGCAACTGGTGGTATGTTTGCTGGTGCTACATTAGCTGGTCGTATGGGTGCTACTAAAATGCGTGAAGGTGCTATTAAAGACCTTGCTAAGTTTATGAGAAGTGGTTTGCCTAATAGATATAATGTGCAACCTAGAAACTTAAATCTTATTAATACTGGTACACAATATGGTATTCCACAAGGTCTATTAACAGATTATATGATTAATCCAGAGGAACAAAAGTAATGTCTAACGAAATAGATCCAATACAATATGGCCAACTAATAGCACAGGTCAGAAACCTTCAAGATAAAGTTGATAGTATGGAAACAGATATAAAATCGCTTCTTGAGCTCGCAAATAAATCAAAAGGTGGCTTCTGGGCTGGCATGGCCATCGCCTCTGCTATTGGTGGCTTTATAACATTTATAGTTAATCATTGGATGGGTAAATAATATGAGAATATTATCATGGGTAACTATAATAATACTTGTACTATTTTTAATTCATAATGCACACGCTGATACAACTACTATTAACTATAAAGGTCAACCACCACCTAGTGCCATTAGTCCTTCTATAAGTGCTTTTAGCCAAGACGTTTGTTTAGTGCCTGTTAGTGGTTCTGTATCTAGTACATTGTTTGGCATAAGTGGTGGCTCTGGCTATAAAGACTTAAACTGTGAACGTATTAAATTAGCTAAAACTCTTAATGACTTAGGTCTTAAAGTTGCAGCAGTATCTATCTTATGTCAAGACGATAGAGTATTTGAAGCCATGATACAGTCAGGCTCACCATGTCCTATCAATGGTTCTATTGGTGATGCTGCTAAACGTGGCTGGTATGAACGTAACCCTTCTATCTTTAAGAAACTATATGGCGATACATACACGATACCGCTTGTTGCTGACGAGCCTATTATTACTTCTATCACTAACAAAGGCAAATAATGCTTATGCTTGGTATTGCAACTATACTCCAACACCTGAAGGCTATATGCTTCAAGGTTCTCTCGTATGTAATGGCATTGATCCAATCATTGCAATTAAAGATTATTGGTGCGTATCTTATAACCCAAGTGACCCAATATGTGGTGCGTATCAAGCTCCTGCTTGCTCAGACTTGGTTGAAAATCAAACCACAGCTTGCACGTTACCTCATTATAGCGGTGCTATTAATCAAAGCAGGAACTTTAGTTGTTCTACAAACTCTTGGTCAGCTTGGACAGAAACTAGCAACAATTGCACACAAGATCCTCCAACGTGCCAAACAAGCGTTGAAACTAGACAACTAGCCTGTCAAGCAGACTATGTAGGTTCTGTTACAGAAACAAGAATGTCATCTTGTCCAGACCCTTATAACCCATCTATATGGGGTACATGGGTAGAAACATCTAATTCATGTGTTAAGAGTGCTACAAACGTCACTAACGTAGCTTCACCAGTTAGTCCTAGTAGTCCACTTAACCCTGTAAATAACCCACCTCCAGTTGCTGCACAGCCACCTCCTGCTGCACCAGAGGTTAATCCATTGGCCTCGCCACCACCACCTGATCCACCAAAAGTAGAGTCAGCTCCACCTAAGGTTGAACAACCAAAACAGGAAGCTAAAGGTGAGCCAAAGGCAAAAGAAGATAGTCCAAAAGATACACCAAAAGCAGAACAAAAAAGTGAGAGCAAAGAGAATCCTAAACTTGACGTACCAAAAGGTAAAGAACTTGTGCATGGATTTGGAATAGTACTTTCACTAGAAATACTTAACAAACCTATTATAAACCAAATTGAACTAACAGACGCTTTTAAATTTGATCAGGAACTTAATAATGACTTTGGAAAAAACGAAAACTTTAAACTTGAACTTCTCCAGCTCTCAACTCCTCAAGATGCTTTTATTGGTTCTGCCAATAGTAGCTGGAGGAGCTTACGCAGGTATAACTTTTTACAACAAGATGGTTACGGCAATTGAAGCTGTTGACAGTTTAGACTTAGCTCCTATAGAATCTAAAATTAATGGATTAGAAATACAGGTTAAAGCTATTAGCGAAAGACAATACCAACTATCAGAGTCTATTATGAAGGCTAGTGAGAAATCTTCAGATGCTATTGCTAACTCTCGTGAAACTGCAGCTATGGTAAGTGGATTAAGAAAAGAATTAGAAGCTACTGTTAATGCTATGGATGACAAACTAAATACAGTTAAACGTTCTACCATGAACCCACTATCAAAATAATGTTTATTACAAAAGACTTTATATGTAAGCTATATGAAGGATTTGTATCATCACCAACATTTAAAAATTACGCAAAATATCCAGCATCAAGTAAAGTAAAATTTACCATTAAAAATACTCCAGAGGCTTATGGTGAATATAAACCAGAAGAAAAAGAATTTAACTCTAAACACGAGATAATGATTTCTACTGGAAGATGTACATTTTTAGATACAGTATGTAAGACAATGCTACACGAGTTAATCCATATGGGTATATATATTAATGAGCCAAACTCTAAAAAATATTTATCTCATAATGGTGAGTTTAAAAGAATGCAAAATAAAGTAGCCAAAGAATTTGGCTTTGACCCAAAAGAATTATAATTTTTTTTAAAGGAATTTAGCGAATGTTCAGCATCATCTCAGGAATTTTAGGATTTGCCACAAGTGGACTCCCAAGTTTATTAGGTTTCTTTCAGCAAAAAGGTGACCAAAAGCATGAACGTGAAATGGCCATGCTGCAAAATCAACAAGCATTGCTTATGGCTGAAAAAGGTTTTGTATCACAAGAAAAGATTGCAGCAATTGAATTAGAAGGAACATACGCAGAAACATACGCACAAGAACGTGAGGCATTGTATACACATGATGCCAAACTTGTAGAAGGTGCATCACAATGGGTAAAGACTTTAAATGCTTGTGTCAGACCATTTGTTGCATTTACTTTTGTAGGCTTACTTGTATTCGTTGATGTAGCTGGCTTTGTATGGGCAGTTAAGTCTACAGGTGGATTTACTCCAGAATCTATGGATGCTATATTTTCTAGCGATGAGATGTCAATTGTAGCTTCTATTATTGGTTTCTACTTTGGTTCTAGAACTTGGGAAAAGAAACGTGAAAGCGTCTAAAGAAGCAATTAAGTTAATACGTCATCATGAAGGTGTAAGAAACAAACCATACCAATGCCCAGCAAAACTGTGGACAGTAGGAATTGGTCATTTAATAGGTGATGGTAAAACATTGCCAGCATCATGGAACAGAACTTTTACTAACGAGGAAATAGATGGAATTCTTAAATCAGACCTCAGTCGCTTTGAGCTGGGAATATCTAAGATGCTACCTAACGTGCAACTTAAACAGCATGAGTTTGATGCTCTTGTTAGTTTTTGTTTTAATCTTGGCTTGGGATGCTTTCAGCGTAGCACCATTCGTCAAGCATTATTACGAGGCGATAAAGAACAAGCTATGGAATCGCTAATGAAGTACTGTAGAGCTGGAGGCAAGATTTTGCGTGGCCTTGAGAACAGACGCAAAGATGAAAGAAGGCTCTTTGAAGGGTTATAATAAGTAATCTCAACACTAGAGAATACTTATGAAAATACTTTTACTTGATATTGAATGTGCTCCTAATTTAGCAACAGTATGGGGTATCTGGCAGCAGAACGTAGCATTGAATCAACTTCTTGAATCATCATACACATTATGTTATGCAGCTAAGTGGTATGGTGAATCAAAGATCATGTTTGACTCCATATATAAAACAGATCGTAAGACAATGTTAAAAAGCATTCATGCACTCATGGAAGAAGCTGACGTAATTGTTCACTATAATGGTTTAAGATTTGACATACCAATGCTAAACAAAGAATTTTTAGAAGCTGGTATGCATCCACCAAGCCCAGTAAAACACATTGATTTGTTAAGAGTAGTAAAAAGTAATTTTAGATTTGTATCAAATAAATTAGATTATGTTTCTCAGCGTTTAGGTCTTGGTAAAAAGACTGCACATGAAGGCCACGAACTATGGCTGAAGGTTATGAATAATGATCGTGCAGCATGGAAACGCATGGAAGAATATAATAAGAACGATGTAGTATTGCTTGAAAAATTATATAACAGGCTTAAGGGATGGATTAAACAACATCCTAACCATAACGCTTATAACGCAAATATTGTGTGTCCAAATTGCAGCTCACGCAAATTACACAAGCGTGGCGAAGTAAGGTCTAGAACATCCATATTCCAGAGGTATCAATGTCAAGGATGTGGTGCATGGTCAAGATCAAACATATCACAAAAGGTAGCTAAAGAATCTCTTATTAACATTTAAGGACTCGTATGTCTGGCGATATTCAAGCATTATGTAACAAGATTGTAGGAAAAACTATTGTCAGCTGTGAAGTAGATTTTGAATCTCAAACCATTTATCTTGAATTTGATGATGCAAGTCTAGTAGAAATATCTGGCGA